CTGATGAAAATGGTTTGTTTACAACTAAATTACCTAAATCTGGATTTTCAGTAAAATTAAAACCATTAACATTTGGTGAAACGGTTGAACTTAATAATCAATTAAATAGTTATCCTACAGGTTTAAGTGCCCCTTTTATAACTTGGAAATTATCTAAACAAATCAAAGAAATTAATGGTAATACCGATTTAGGACATATTGCAACTACAATAGATACATTACCAATAATGGACTCTAAATACATTAAAAATTTTTTAAAAGAAAACGTTCCATCTTTGGATTTAAAAAAAGAAGTTGTTTCCCCATCAGGAGAAAAGGTAATTGTTGATATTACCTTCGGGGTAGAATTTTTTCGGCCTTTCTTTTAATTACAAACAATATCTAATAGAAGAATACTATATTTTATCAAAATTTATCAGAACTTCATATTCTGATTTTATGATAATGCCAACATATATTAGAAAGTATCTTATTAATAGAATTATAGAAGACAACACACCTAAAGAAAAATCAGGTTAATATATTTATATATATAAAAATTTTTATTTATGTCTGATGAACTTAAAGCAAAGGTTGATGAACAAATTAATACCTTAGCTAGTTTAAATTTTTTAACCCAAGCTTTTGAAGCTTTAAAATCTAACGTAGATATAATAACACCAATACTACGAGCTGACAACGCCACAAAAGATTTGGCTAAAAGTATTGGTGTTTCATCTGAAAGATTTGATGATATAAAAAAATCTATAATATTAACAAGAGGTGAAATAATAGGAATGGCTGGCGGATTGGAGGATGCGGCAAAAATTCAATTAGATTTCATGGATTCTATGCAAACAAACACCACTTTAAATGAAGAGTACGCTAAAAAAATGTTTGCTATTACAAAAGTATTGGGTGTTTCAACAAAAGAAGTATCTCAAAATTTTGCAAATGCTGGTTTTAATATGAAAGGCGCAACTGATGCAATGCAAATTACATTAGATGTTTCAAGAAAAATAGGTGTGAACGCACAAAGAGTTAGTGAACAGGTTGTTGATAATATTGGAAAAATGAATCAATTTACTTTTCAAGGTGGTGTTGATGGTTTAGCTAAAATGGCGGCTCAAGCTGTTAATTTAAGATTTAATATGAATCAAACATTAACTTTAGCTGATAAACTTTTTGATCCCGAAAATGCGATAGAAATGGCCGCGTCAATGCAACGTTTAGGAGTGGCTCAATCAGATCTTTTAGACCCATTACGTCTAATGGATTTGGCACAAAACGATCCGGCTGAATTACAAAATCAATTAATTAAAATGTCTGAACAATTTGTTCAATTAAATGCTAAAGGTCAATTTGAAATCATGCCAGGTGCTCGTAGACAATTAATGGAAATTTCAAAGGCTCTGGGTATGAATTATGACGAAATAACAAAAATGGCTATAGCTAGTTCAGATTTAGACAAAAAAATGAGAGAAATTAGTTTCCCTAAAGACGCAATTTCTGAAGAAGATAAAAATTTAATTGCCAATATGGCAACATTAAATAAAGACGGTAGTGGTTATGAAGTAACTTTTAGGACAAAAACCGCTGAGGGTGGTTATGAAACTGTAACAAAATCCACTGCAGAATTAACGGAAGATGATATTAAATTATTGGGTGATGCAAGTCAACCTAAAAATTTAGAAGATATTGCAAAAGAACAATTAACAGTTAGTGAAAAACAATTGTCGGCTCTTTTAGAAATACAGCATAGAGCAGGTTATGCTTTAGCCCCAACTGAAATTGGTAGAACTGCGGTTAAAACTATGGAAATACCTCCGGAAACTATTGGAAAAATGACTAAAGACGTGTTTCCATTTGATGAGTTAATTAATGATCTTAATACTGGTAGTGGTAAATTATTTGAGACTTTGGGAAAAACATTCGATGTAATGATTGGTGAGGGGGGATCGTTTGAAGGGTTAATAGTTTCTCTTAATGAAATGGGTACTTCTCTTGAAGAGAATATTGGAGACAAGGGAAAGAAAGCGTTTGATTCATTAACAGAATCATTTAAAAAATTTACTGAAGAAAATAAAACATTTGGTGAAGCGTTTAAAAAAATTTCTGATGCCATTAAAAATCTTGAGGGTGGTGAATCACCAGATAATAATAATCCTTCCGGTGAAACAAAAGAAATACCAGTAAAAGATGTTTTGATTCAAACATTACCTGAAGATTCTATTAGAGAGGTTGGTGGAAATGTAACTGTTGCCGGAACTAATTTAGATGGAAATATGAACCAACCTGATTTAAATTCTTTTAAATCTTTATTTGAAGGGTATAGTAAAAACATGACAGATAATTCTCCAAAAGAAATTAAAATGTCATTAGCGGTTGATTTTAATATAAATTCTACTAATCCAAATATTGATACAAACACTTTAAAATTAGCACTAAATGATAGTGCTGTTATGAGAGAAATTCTTTTAGGAGTTGAAAAAATGGGATCTAATTTGGTTTCGGGACACGATTCAAAATCTTCACCTCATAATTATTCTCCTAATTACGGTTCGTATTCCTAACTCACAGAATATACTCCCACCTTATATTTCCACAATCATATATTCTATAGATTCCTCTGTCAAACATTATTTCTTTTTCTGTTTTATTTTTATCATACCCTTGTTTGATTAAGATTCCCTTTCGATAATTAAATCTGTAGTATCTCTTATCGTTTATCACATACCAATAATTAGGTTTTGATTGTGATATTTTTTTAAACCCTAATTTATTATATAAATTACCTCCGAATAATCTAATATCGGAATAAGATACTACTTTGAGTGGTTTAAAATTTTTAATAAAAAAATTAAATAATTTAGACGCTCCCCCAACTACAGAGTAGTTTATTTTATTTGTAAATCTAGTTAACTCCCATTCATTATTATCACCTCCCATAATAACTCTACCCTTAGAAAAAGTCATTAAAGACACCAATTCATTATTATAATATAATCCCAACTTTACTTTGGTATAAACATTTCCTTGAATATGATTATCGTCTAAAAATTTTTTGGATGTTTGAGTATCAACGGTTTTTATTACACATTTCCTCGCATACAAAACATTTTCAGATTTATTAATTCTATTTTTTATTATTGATTTAACAATATCTTTTTTATATAACCATTCATCCTCAAATATTTGAAGTAAATCAATATTATTTTCTTTACAAATATCATGTTTATTTAAATGGTAGTTGTTGTCTTTAAATAATTCATTATGCCAATATACACCATTAAATTCTAATCCAATATTATATTCGGGTAAATAAACATCTACTTCGTATTTACTGTTCATTTGTCGATATGATTGTACAGTTTGTACATCTAAAGAGTTTAAGAACTCCACCATTTCTTTTTCATACCCACTTTGTGAACTTTGACCTATTGGATTACACAAAACACAAGTCTCATAATCTCTTTTATATCTTTCATATAATAATTGTTTGGTTATCTCATAATCACTATTACATTTAGGACAATGTATTTTTAATACAGTCTTATCCGCAGATTTTATATTAACGTTTGGGTATTTATCTTGAATATTTTTTAATATTTGTTTTTTATACCAGTTAGTTTTGGAGATATTATCTGACCCATATAAACTAAAAATTGTTTTTTTTAACTTTTCTTGATTGTTATAGTTTTCAGACCCATATTTTTCTTTTCTTGTTATTTTTGATTTTTCAAAATTATTATAGTTCTCATCGCCGTATCTTTCTTTTTTAGTATTTTTTTGTTTTTTAATGAAGTCGATGTGTTGAGGATAGAAATCAATACTATATTTTTTATTGAAAGTTTTTTTCTGACGATCAATCATTTCATTTTTGTTTTTGTTAAAACAGTCTAATGAACAAAAATCACCATAAGGTTTATCCAACCTATTTCTAAATTTAATACTATTTTGGCAAGTTAAACATCTAGGTCTTTCTTTAGTTTTATTAAAAAAAAACCATATTTTTTCTTTGAAATTTGTTTCAAATTCAATATCACCACAATAATTAATTATTGAATTATAAACATCAGGATGGTTTTTTAATAACCATTTTTCATTTGTTTTGTACCCCGACTTATTTTGATCTCTAAAAAAATAAAAATCCATATACATAAATATATGGATTTATATTTTGGTTGTAAAGGATATGTAAAAAAAATTAATAAACTAATATACAACGATCCATTCTAAGTGTACTAGAAATAGTTGCTAACGCGTCGGAATTATAAGCTAAACTGTCAAAATTGACATCAGATAGGAATGTTCCTTCTAAAATCCATTTTTCAACAACAACACCTGTTGGATCTAACATCTCCATATCCACATTTTTCTTATATCCCGCAGCATAACCCATACGACCTGTTACAGATTCGGCACATAGACGAACCCATTCCATAAGAGCTTGTGACGCTGAAGGTCCTATAGGGTCTCTAAATTTAACATTAATTGTAGACCAAGTAAATCTACCAGCAACATAAGTAGATGTGTTAAGGAATTGAATTTCGACTGGATTAATTGTTATGTGTGGTCTAGCACTTGATTCAACAAACCACTCGTTTATTCCTAAAGATGAAGGAAACCTAAGAATGAACCTATTTTGTCTTTTGGGTTCATAAGGTATGGGCATTTTCATTAGTAAATCAGCCATAATGTATTATTTTTTTTGTTATTTTTTTATTTTTTTTTCATATATAAATATCAATAAAATTTTTTTCTATTTACTTTAATTTTTTTATTTCTACTTATACATATATAAATATCTAGTTATTCTAGTTTTTTTATTCCTCCCGTTGTTGAATATATTTTTAACATATCTTCAGCATCTGGTTTATTTTTAAAGTGTGATTTTATTTTAGATATATTTTTTGGGTCATCGTCAGAAAACCCAACTTGTGGAAGAACAAAGTTATTTGATATAAGATTTTTTAAAAAAGCTTTTTTTTGTATAAAACTCGACACATCTTTTACAATATCTATAAATTCTTTTAATGCCTTTATTTTTTCTTGTTCTGGGTTTGATTCTGAACCAACTCCATAACTAACAGGATAAAATTTACACATATTTAGGTATTCTTTTATCATTTCTTCTTCAGATATTTCTTCCATATCAGATATGTCTCTATATTTTTTTAAATTTTTGATTAACTCTTTTGAGTTTATTCCATTGTGATTTGATTTTATAAAATTATAAACGGTTTTTTTTATAACCGAAGGTGTGTGACCTCTTGCAGTAATAATTGAAAATATTGACCCCCCATTTATTGCTTCAACAAAATCATTCCAAGCAGGTCCAGGTTCTGCAATCATAGAATCTTTCATAAATTGTTTATCACCTGTTACTCTAAAATATTTAAAAGCGTCATTATCATAACCAACAATATTATGACCATTATATTTAAATGGTTTAACCCCTATTTTAGATCTGTATTCTGCAAAATCTTCTGTAGACATTTCAACCTCTTTTTCATTATCATCCTTAAGAATTATTTTTGTTGGCATTTTTAAAATATTATCATCCCAATCAAACGCATAATACTTCATATCTGGACTTCCTAAATCTGTAATTCCTTCTTTAATTTTCACATTAATAAATATTATTAAAATTAATTTAGTTTTTTAATTTTTAATATATATTTATGTGTAGATAACTGTTTGTTAGTCTAACAAAAATAATTTTATGGAAATTGAACTTAATTGCCAAAATTGTTGCGAAAAATTTAAGGCACCATATAAACAAAGAAACAAAAAATTTTGTGGTAGAAAATGTTATTTTGATTTTGCAAGAAAAAATGATCTACTTGGTAGAGAAAAAGATAATACAGTAAGAGAAAAAAGATACTGTGTTCAATGTGGAAATGAATTTGTGGAAAGAAAAAAACACGAAAAAAAACTATGTTCAAAAGAATGTCGAGAGATATGGCAAAACAAAAAAGAAAATAAAGAATATAGAATTAAAAAAACTAAAGAGTCTTTATTAGAAAAATATGGTGTTGACAGTTTGTACAAATTAGACGAATTTAAAGTTAAAAACAAACAAAGTTTTTTGTCTAAATATGGTGTTGAACATCCAATGTATGTGCCTGATTTTATAAATAAATTAAAAAATACTGTAAGAAACAGACATCTGAAAAATTTGATTCCAAAATTGGAAAAGAATAATATAAAGTTATTGGACGATTATTCTATCAATAAGAGTGGGAATACTTCTTTATCATATTCATTTCAATGTTTAGATTGTAATAGTATTTTTACCAGTACATTATTAGGTTCAGGTAAAATACCTATTTGTAGAAAATGTTTTCCTATTGTTAAAAACCCCAAATTAGAATTAATTATTAAAGATTTTTTGGATGATAATGGTATAAAACATATTGACAATAAAAGAAACTTAACTAACTGTGGTGAGATAGATATATTTATACCTGATTTTAATTTAGGTATTGAGGTAAACGGAAATTATTTTCACAGTGAAATAATGGGTGAAAAAAACAAAAATTATCATTTAAATAAAACAATAGAGTCTGAAAAACAAGGTATAAAATTAATACAGATTTTTGAAGATGAATTAATCCTAAAAAAAGAGATAACACTATCAAGATTATCAAATCTATTGAATTTAAATGATAGAATATACGCTCGTTTGTGTGAAATAAAAGAAATTGATAAAAAAACTTCTTCCGAATTTTTGGAAAAAAATCATATACAAGGTATGTCGATTGATAAATATAGATTCGGTTTGTTCTACAAAAATGAATTGGTTAGTTTAATTACATTTGGAAATAAAAGGAAATTTATTAGTAAAAAAGAAAACTTGAATAGTGAGTATGAATTAATAAGATTTTGTAATAAAATAAACACAAACGTAATTGGGGGTTTCTCTAAATTACTTAATCATTTTATAAAATCACAAAATCCAACAAAAATAATTACATATTCTGATATTAGATGGTCTGGTATTAACCCCGAAAAAATGGTGTATTCAAAAATAGGTTTTAATAAGATTGATATAACACCACCTAATTATTGGTATGTTGATAAGAAAAAGTTTATTAATAGATATCATAGATACACATTCAGAAAAAATGTTTTGGTTAAAGAGGGTTACTCAAAAGAAAAAACTGAATGGGAAATAATGCAAGAAAAAAACTATGATAGGATTTGGGATTGCGGTTCAATAAAATTTGAAATGGTGTTAAAATGAAAAACCCCTCCATTATAGAAGGGGTTTTTAATCATATTTAATTTTTAATTAAATGTTTTCAAATGAAGCACCTGTTGGTGTGATATAGAATGTTATATCGATAAATTCTAAACTCTTAGTAGGTTTAATATATATCTTACCCGTTAATTGGTTTCTATCCAAATCAGCCGGATCTGAAGATACAGTTACACGGAAATCGTATAAACCTCTATCTCTTCTAATTGCGTCTAATATAGGGTTAACAGTGTCTAAGAATTGTTGTCTAACAACCGCATCATTTTGTTCAAACAATAATCTTATTGAAACCGCGGATATTAATTTTCTAGCCTGTAACAATAAACGTCTTACATTTATACGGTCTAGAGCAGATTCCCTTACTTGTAAAGTTTTATTACCCCAAATTACGGTACCAACATCTGAAAAAGTGGCTATTGGATTAATTCTACCTTTATAAAGTACATCTCTATCTTCTTGAGTTAATTTTTTACGGGCTTTAATTGAATTAACAATACCTCTTGTATAACCCGCCGCGGCAAACCAAGGAAAAGCAATGTTATCTGTTAAAGCTAAATTTCTAGTTACCTCTGCTGTTGGAGGAATATAAACTTGAGTGTTATTAACCGAATCTCTTGTTAATACCCAAGGATAGTAAGTAGCCGTATAATTTGAATCAATTCCTGTTTGATCTAAATTATCTACAGCTTCTTGTGGATAAATTAAATCTTGTGGATTTGTTGATGAAGGTGTAAACATTTGAAAATCAGGTGTTGTACAAATGTAAAGTGAATCCGCTCTGTCATTTTCAATAACATCAATTGCGTGTTCAACTACATCTGAGTTATTAACATAATCAACACCAGGTGTAACAAATAAATTTATGTTTACTGCTTCAGGATTTGAAAATGTGTTAATACCTAATTTGTAAGCGTAATAGTCGGTGTTTGCCCAATCTACAGAATTATCACCAACTGTAATTTGTTTAAACGCTCCCCAACCTGTGGCTGTTGGATAATTTGTAGAACTACAAGCCCCTCTTAAATAACCATTTCTACCTAAAGCAAATCTATCACCATTGGTTCTATATTCTCTATATATGTCCCAACCATCAAAACCGCCTTGTACAAAAAGAGTAAATTTACGAGAGAATAATCTGTAATAAGGACTTGTTTCTGTTTCAGGTTCAGATTGGAATGTTGCAGAACCAACATAGAAAGCGGATTCTCCTGAAGTAACAAATATATCAGGTATGGTAATTGCTGACGCCATAATATCCATATGGAAACCTTTAGTTCTATAAGCCCAATTATTACCTTCTATTGCTGTACAAACTTGAGTTGGTAATTGTTTACCTTTATACCCAAAGAAATCTACGTCATAACCGGCATCATCTGAATTAGACATTCCTAAGTAAGTTTTACGAACGTTATCACCGTTACTTAATATTTGATCGTCACCACCTGTTGATAACCCAAAAGGAGGATTCCAAATTACTTCACCAGGGAAGTTATATTTTGTTTTATAAATTGGGAATGGAGGTGTTGCATCACCATATTCTCTAAAGTTATAACCCAAGAATCCACAAGGTAAAGCATCTACAGGAGCATCTTCATTAATCTCAATCATTACATACTTTGAGTTGAGTTGATATTCTCCGTCTATTGTACCTATCTTTTTTGCAACAAAATTGTTATCGTTAGGATCCATGTTACAATTTGTGAATTTTTCAAGTACAACAGGTGCGGAATCAGTATCAAAATAATCTCTAATTAATAAATCAAATGAACCATTATTAAATGATATATTAGCGACTGAAATTTTTAATTCCGTATTTGCCGCATTACCATCAGCAATTGTCATGAATCTAAACAAATTATAAACTTTGTTACCTCTAACTTCAGAAACCAACCAAGGTGAGATTGGGGATTGGTATTTTTCAAGATAAAATGCTATAGAAGTAGGATCAACACCTTGTCTTGCGTTAGGTAGAGCGGTTAATTGACAATCCAACCCTCTAATATAACCTTTTCTGTATGCATAATTTAATAAAGTGGTAAATTCTTCCTCAACAAATAAAGGTACTGTTGTTCTTGGTTTAGAAAAATTCGATTGACCAAAAACCTTAGTAATAAAGTTAGTATCTGTTCTTAAAAATGAGGTTTCAAAAAATAAATTTTCTCCTCGTATATTAGTTACATTAATACCAAATGTACTAAAAGGATTTTTTGTTGCCGCTGAATAATTTCCTAAACAATCCAAAGTTACATCATCACCAATAAAGCTACCAAAAACATTAGTAGATCCTGTTACTTCATATGTGGGTTCATTATCACTAGAATATGTTGTTAAACCTCTAGATCTTAATGTTGCAACAACTAAATTATCGTAATCACTAAATGAATTGGCGGAAAAAACATAAATATTACCTGAAATAGTACCTGAAAAACAATTAGTGATAGTCCCTGTATCTATTGTACCAGTATTTCCTGACACACAAACACCACAAGGGTCATTTACATAAACATTTACTGTCCAATTAGTTGTTACAGTACCATCTTCAGAAGTTAAAACATATGATTTAGTTAAAGCACTAAAATCATAATTTTCAGTTATTGCTGATTGTAAAACAGCATCTGATGTTACTCCTGTTGTACATGCACTATACGTGATAGTCATCGCTGAAGTATCCGCTGTAGTTGCGGTGGATGGTAAACAAATATTTATTGTGTTAGTTAAATAATTTATGTTTCCTACCACCGTACTTATAGTTGATGAACTTACTTCATAACTATAAAACGATGCACAATTTGATTGAGATGATGTTAATGTTAATGACGGTACCGTACTATAAAAAGAATAACCACTATAAGAATTATTTCCAATGTGGTCAAATGTAGCATAATACCAAGCGTCGTTTAATGGATCAGTATAATCCACATTATTTGAATTAACATTACTAACGTTAAATACGTTTGTATCATCAGTATAACCTGATAAAGTTTCATAAGTATCTCCACTTATAACACCAAAATAATTGATTGAGAATGCTGAACTTGATGGTGAATTTAAAACAGAAAATATTTGACTATTTAAATCCGCCCCTATGTTAGAAACACTACCATTAAATTGTTCATATAAATCATTAATATCTTCACTTAATATATTTGGTAAAGGAGTTACATAACTTATTGATTCTATATTATTTGTACATCCTGTAAAATCAAAACTATAAGGAACTACATTATATTGTACACATTGTGTTATACAACTTAGTGTAGTTGAACTAGTACATTCAAATCCAACTGTTGATTGATCAACATTTGCAATAGTTTTAATTGACCATGAAGGTCCTGCGTCATATCCTGATAAACCTAAAATTCGGGTAACAAACAATTGATTTGATTGTTGCAAATAAGATTTTGCAATATACGCCGCTTCGTATTTTGGAATTTGTGTGTTTATAAATTTTTCGGGGGATGTACCACCAAAATAAAGTGAAAATTCATCATAATTTCTGATAAAAATCGGTTCAAAAGCAGGACCTTTTAATGTCTCACCGACAATACCCAAGGTTGTAACACCGACACTTTGAGACACAAAACTCAAATCTACTTCGGATGTATACACACCTGGAGACACAAACACTTTACTATTAGTTGAAGTTGCCATTATTTTTTCTTTTTTTTTATTTTATTTTTTTAATAAAAAACCTATAATATAAGTTTTTTATATAAATATCATAAAAAAAAACAAAGTGTTAGTTAATCAAAAATTAAATAAGTAATATGTTTAATGAAATTGTTGAAAGTATATTATTATCTATTTTAACAATATCTAATTTTAAAACATCGCCTGAATTAATATATATTTCGGATAAAGTTATACCATAAAGATCGTCATTAATATAAACATCATAAGATTGAACATTTTCTGTATTACCTATTAAAATATTACAAGAGTAATTAAAAGTTGTTTCAACTATGGTTGTTCCTGTTTGAAAAACTAATTCTTTAGATAAACTTTTTGGATTTGAATCAGATTTTTTATTTCTTTTTTTTTCATCTTTACCAAATTCAACCATAGTAAAAACTCTATTTATGGCGGGCATTACCTCAAATTGATTTTCATCAATAAGAAAACCTAATAAAGTAAATTCATAATTTTGTATATAAAATCTTCTTTTTTCAAGATCCATAACAGATTCATCACTTATGTTGTTCATAATAATGGGTATATAATGTCCTTTTATGACTTGATAAGCTTGTCTAGAAGCAAAAGTTTCAATAACTTTTTTATTAAATTCGTTTAATTCCCGCATTCTATTACAAATTATCTTAACTTGATAAGTTATATCAACAGGAACTGGCTGAGGTATTTTATATATATCCATACCTTTTCTATTACCATCCCAAGTAGGGACTTGAGCATAAAAATAAAGTCGTCTATTTGGTATATTATATAATGTTGCTGGATTTGTCCCAAATTTAACTTCCGGTGTTCTGATAACTGTAATAAATGGGGGTTCAACATTTTTATCGATATTTTGAAAATCCCAAGTTTCAGTAAATTGTGCCCAATTTTGAGTTGTCATAATAACATTAACCGTTGGTACACTCACTCCATCAATACTAATGTTTAAAGTTTCTTTAACAAATTCTAAAAAACCTCCGTCTAAATCGGCATGAAGAATTGATTTAGGTAAATAAGTTCCATCTTTGTTGATTTTATCCAATAACTCATAACGTCTAGATAATAAAGTTTCTGGTTGAGTTAATGGTAAATATTTTTTTATTTTTTTAGGTAGAGGCATATTAGTTAACTATGAAAATTTTATTTTTTGAATTAATCATAACTACTTTATTTGCTTGGTAGATAGGTTCTTCAGTGTCCTTCATCACATAAGTACTATATATATAAGGATTATATGTAACAATATTTTTATTTGGTTCGTTCGGTATGTTTTTACAAGGGAATTCACAGTAATCTTCTAATGTTCCGATTACAAATGAATGAACATTTTTTCTTTTTTCTTTTAATACTTTTTTTCTACCCCCCTGTCTAACTCTAAATTCAACATCGGTTAATTTAACATAATCAGCGTGAGTGATTACTACACCATTATAAGTCACAGAAAATGTGTGCTTATGTAAATTATAATAAACCATAACTCTATCACCAATATGTTTTTTGTCTTGATTATCATGTCCACATTTATGACAAGTGAATGGGTCATTTCCACCATCAGATAAATCCCATGACCAACCACATTTGTCACAAATTATTTCTTTATTTGTGACAGTTTCTAATATTTTTTTGTATTGATTTTCGTTAATTATAATTTTCATAATTATATTATGTTGAAATTGTTTTAACTGGCAACTTAAAATTATATTGAAACCATTTTTTCATCGGTTCTTCCCAATAATCACTAAACACATGATCTAAATGTTTTGCGTAGTCACCAATAACCTCTAAAATTGGGGATTTATCTCTATGAGGTTTACTTGATGGACTATCACCATAATAATCAGGTTTATAGTAAAAAAAAATAATGTCACTATCTTCTTCGCCATACCAATTTCCTTTATAAAAAATTAATAGATTTTTATCTTCTATATCAGCACTTAAATAACCATCTTCATCTTCACCCATACCATAAATAAAATTAATATTACTTGGGTTAAGTGTCATATCAATATACTTGTATATTATTTCAAATATTTTATTTTCTGTAATTAATATTTCCATTATTTCTTTCTCGAGTTTTTAAAACCTATTTTTAGTTTATCGTTATACACACTTGACATAATGATTAAAAAATCAAGTTTTTTATATTCTATATTCGGGTATCTACGTTGAAACATATCACTAACTCTTTGGGTTACCAAATTTTCATATACCCCAAAATTGTTGGGTTTATTACCTGATCCACCACTTTTAATTTCATTATTCAAATGATGAATAGTGTAATCAACAAGATCATTCATTTCATATATTCTTCGTAATATCTGTATTTTCATTACAAACCTCTAAATTCATTATTAACTACCGCTGAAGCCATTATAGTTCTATAATAAGGTTTAACACCAGCGTAATTATGTTTATTATCTGATACAACTCTACCGTCATTATTAACCACATAATACCTAACCCTATTTTCGGTTTCTTGATAACCAATATAATCACCATATTGAATATCAATTTCAAGTTCATCAAGATGTTTTTGAAATACACTAACTTTAAGATTACCGGGTTCAAATTGATCAATTTTAGAATTACCCAAAAATTTATTTTCTGGCGCCATAATTTGAACATAACCTTTAAATTCAACTGGCGCCAAAAATTTAACACCATCTTTCAAGGCTTCACCATACACATCATCTGTTGAGGTTTTTTTTCTATCAATTCTATATAAAACCAATGTGAAATTCATGTCACCATGTAACCATTCTTCACCACATGATAAATCTAAAAAAAAATCTTCTTCGGAAAAAAATTTACCAAGCCTTGTTATCGGTACCAATTTATTATTTGACATATTGATAAATATAAGTTTTTTACTATTTTTCTATATAACAACTTAAAACGTTGGATACAAAAAAAACAATTGAACAAAGGGCAATGGATATCCTTGATGATTATCAGGGATCAAATAACTATATTCTTAAATTAAAACATCTTAAGGGAACTAACAAAAAGTTTTATCCAACAAGAAGTCAATCTGAATATATAACATTATACAATAATTTAGTCCCAAAAATAGCAAAAAAATGGGTCGAGTTGGATCCTTATTTTGCCAAGAAAATCGCTAATGATAAATTATACACAGAAATACCAAATCAAGTTTGGGTTGAAAAACTTTTGGTTGAGAAGGAAAAAGCTTACCATATTTGGGGAAAATTCTTTTCGGGGGAAACTAATCATGATTTTTATTTACCGAAAGGCGCACTAATTAAAACACACTCAATTAAGGATGTTAAGATTGATTATTCAAAATATTCACATCGTCCTCCGTTAGAACATCAAAAGATTGCAATAGAAAGACTTGCCGGAAGTAAAAGATTTATTTTAGCGGATGATATGGGTCTCGGAAAAGGGATGCCGAAGTCAACAATTATTTATACGCCCTATGGAACTAAAAAAATTGGAGATTCTTTAGTCGGTGATGAAATAATAGGTAGCGATGGATTATCATATAAAATCACAGGAGTTTATCCCCAACCTGAACAGGAAATTTATGAAATTACCTTTAATGACGGTGTTAAAATAAAAACAGACGGATCACATTTATGGTCTGTATCGTCACCAAATTACGGTAATAATAGGAAAAATGATAGACGAAAAAAATCTTTAGTATTATCGACCAAACAGATGTTTGAAGGTGGTAAAATTAATGTTAAAGGTATTGACTACAATAAAGATAAAAAATATGAAATTGAAACTTATTATAAATCACCAAATGGTAATAATAAATGGCAAATCCCAATAGTTAAACCAATACAATTTAAATTAAATAATGTATTACCTATAGATCCTTATTTTTTAGGATTAAGTCTCGGTGATGGTTATTTTGATAAAAGTAAAAGTATTTTTTTTACAGTGTCAGATTACGACTATGACGAATTGTTTTCAAAATATAATTTAACGTCAATTAAAACAAAAAAAAGTTTAAAGGGTGGTAAAATAAAAATAGGTAGTATTTTGGATGATTTAAAATTGACGGATAAAAAAGTAATTAATAAATTTATTCCAGAAATATACAAATATTCTTCAGTTGAAAATAGATTATCTATACTACAAGGATTAATGGATACTGATGGGCATTGTATGTTCAACGGAAAAGATAATTTTTTAGGGACTGAATTTTGCACTATTTCAAAACAACTTTGTGATGATGTAGTTGAAATTGTCCAAACATTAGGAGGTATTGCAAGAGTTAAAACTAGTATTGCAACTTATACACATAATGGGATTAAAAAAAAAGGTAAGTTAGCTTATAGGGTTAATATTAAATTACCAAATGGTATGAATCCATTTAGATTAAAAAGAAAATCTGAAAGATATGTTGAACAAAAAAAATATCCAACAGGTAGGTATATTAAAAATATTGAAAAGGTTGGATTTGAAGAGAGTGTTTGTATTTCAGTAGATTCCCCCGATAAATTATATGTCACAGAACATTGCATTGTTACCCATAACACAACCTCAACCATTATCGCGGCATTAGAAACGGGAGCAAAAAAAGTTTTGATTATTTGCCCCGCATCATTAAAATTAAATTGGGCGAGAGAAATCGAAAACTACACTGACAAATCAATTTATATATGTGAGGGTAAGAACTTCTCATCAAATGAAGATTTTGTCATAGTTAATTACGATATTCTCAAAAACTTCCACGACCCAAAAAATAAAGAAGAATCATTAGTATTAAAATCTAATTTTGACTTGGTGATTATAGACGAGGCTCACGCGATAAAAAATGCGCAAGCTCTGAGAACAAAAATAATAAATCATTTTGTTAAGAACGTTAATAGATTGTGGTTGTTAACAGGAACTCCAATTACATCTCGTCCGATTGATTATTTTAATTTATTGTCTTTAATTGAATCTCCCGTTGCACAGAACTGGATGGCGTATGTCATTCGTTTTTGTGAAGGTTACCAAT